CACTTATGTCATTTTGGAACTGAAACAACTATTGGAGATACTACAACACAAGACGATATGTTTATTAGATTCTCGGATCAAGAAGATATTAATGACTATACTGTAACTGCTATAAATACTGCAGGTGACTTTAGATTACAGGATGGTACTAAAATTGTAGGTGCTATTAAAGCAAAGGAAACAATTCTAGTATTTACAGATAACGCATTGTACACAATGAAATTTATAGGTGCTCCATTTACATTTGGTTTTGAGCAAGTAGGAACCAACTGTGGATTGATTGGTAAAAATGCAGTTGTTGAAATAGACGGCTCTGCTTTTTGGTTGTCTGCAAATGGTTTCTTTATGTTCGATGGTACAGTTAAATCCTTACCGTGTACAGTAGAAGATTTTGTGTTCGATAATTTTGATACTACTAAAGGTCAACAAGTTGCAGCTGGTATTAATAATTTATACACAGAGGTAGTATGGTATTATCCATCACAAGGATCTAGTTTTAATGATAAGTATGTTGTATTTAATTATGGTGAGCCTATGAGAGGCGGTGTGTGGTATACAGGAACAGAAGCAAGAACTTCTTGGATTGATGCAATTGTATATCCAAAACCATATGGCACAAAATATGATAGCACAGCTAACGGTACTTTTCCAGCAGTAGTTGGTCAAGATGGTTTAGGTCAGACTAAATTCTTTGAACACGAAGTTGGCAATGATCAAGTTAATGAAGATGGTTCAACTACAATTGTTACTTCATTTATAAAATCATATGATATAGACCTAGATAGAAAAAGAAGAAGTCCAACAGGGTCTGAATTACCTGGACCTTCTCCTGCAGGAGAGGTTTTTTTAGCTGTAAGAAGATTTGTTCCAGATTTTAAAACGCTAGATGGCAATGCTAAAATAAGCATGGCTGTTAAAAGATACCCTCAACAATCAGACACTACAACAACTTTGAGTCCCTTTACAATAGACTCATCTACTGATAAAAAAGATACTCGAGCTAGAGGCCGTTTTGTTAATTTTAAAATAGAAAACGACTCAAGCGGTGAGTCTTGGCGTTTTGGCACATTTAGATTAGATATACAACAAGATGGTAGGAGATAATGTCTATATATAATATTTCTAATTTTCCTTACATGGGTAAAGATTATGGACCTAATCCAAATATGGCTTATACACAAGTTATGCCTGCATCAGGAATGGAATATATCTACGATCAGTCAGGAACTAGATACTCAGTTCCTATGGGAAGAGATAATCTTTTCTTTTACGATTCTCAAAATTTTAGTCCTTTTGATTTTTATAAAAATTATGGAGTCTCAGGAGCAGAACCAATAACGGGAGATGGTAAAGATCTTACTCAACCAGTAAATGCTGGAATAGACGCTATTCAAGAATCTAATCCCTATAATTTCAAAGACTCTGGAATTATGAGTGCAAATAATGTTGCTGCATTTGAACAAGCTACACAAGATAGAATATCTAGATTAAGAAATCCAGGTAAGATTGCAGAATTTTTCTATGATAAAATTCCTGGTATGAGGCCTCAGACAGTTGGAGATGTTATGAGAGAGGGTTATCAAAAATCTGGTGTTACCCTTCCAAGTTTAGCAGGAATATTAGCATCAGAACTACCTAGTTCTTTTGATAATATGACTAGAGGTGAACAAGCTTTCACATATTCACAGATGGGTTACACAGATCCTAGAACCAACATGGGTAATAAAGATGCGTATGGATATAATGTAGTTTCAGCATTTGGTAATTATGCAGATCTAGTAGATAAAAGAGCTAAAATTGCAGAAGAGTTTTTTAAAAAAAGAGGTTACTACAGACCGATTGATCAATATTATCTAAATCAAAAACGTAAGAAAACAGACATGATATCTGATATAGGATTAGTAAATAAAGCACTTGAACAAGAAGATATTGTAAGTCAAAAAATAAAAGAACAGTTTAGAGAAAAACAAAGAATAGAAGCTGAGATAGCTAGAAAAGAAAAAGAAGCTGCTGAAAGGGAAAGATTAGCAGAGTTATCTAGAAGACAAACTATAGCAGATGCACAAAAAGCTACAACAGGATTTACAACAAGTGGTGGTGCGGGTAACTATAGATCAGATAGAGATCACTCTGGAGCAGGTGGTTACGGTGGAACTGGTAGAGCATCTAGAGAAGCAAGATCAACTGATCTCGGATTTAGTGATATAAGACTAAAAGAAAATGTAGAGTTAATAGGTAAGTCACCATCTAATATAAATATTTATAAATTTAATTACAAAAATATTCCAACAACTTATCAAGGGGCCATGGCTCATGAAGTTCCTTGGGCAAGTGTAAAACATGATAATGGTTACATGATGATTGATTATAGTAAAATAGATGTGGAGTTAAAAGAATGGCAAAAATAAATATAAGAATACCAGAACCAAAAATAGAATATGATGTATCTAACCAAAAACAAATTAACAGAGCTTTAACTATTATGAAGGATCAATTGAATTCTACATTTTTAGATGAAGTAAAACAGGAGCAAGAGAGATTCTCTTGGTTTATAGGTGGCTAACGTATATACAAATAAAAAAGCAAGTTTAACAAGTTCAGGTGCTACTACTTTATATACAGTGCCAGCAAACTCAAGAGCTATTGTTAAATCACTTTTAATAGCAGAAGATGCAAGCTCAACAGCAACAGTTGAAGTAACATTAACAAATGCATCAGGGACGGCGTTCGTAGTAGATAAAGAAGTAAGTTTAACTTCTAAAGCAAAAGAACAAGTATTAAGTCAACCTTTAATTATGGAAGAAAGTGAGATATTAAAGGTTAATGCAACTAGCGGCGCAGCAGATGTGATCGCGTCAATATTGGAGATAAACAGAGATTAATATGTCATTTATAGAAACAGAAGCATCTTATAGAATAGAAATAATAAATGGTAAACCAGTTAAGATTATTACTCCACAAACAGAGGTTACATTAACCAATGTGAAAACAGGACAAGAATATAACTCAGACGCAGAAGCTATGCAGGATGTTCAAAATCCAGAAACAGATACTGTGGCTGATGATATTAAAAGAGACGTTAAAGTAACTGTTGAAGCGCTACCTTTAGGTGGTGATTCTAAGTTGTAAAATAGGAGATTTTGTATAAAATATATAAATTATGCCAATAACTAGATCACAGATGAGAAGACAATTACGAAGAAGTGGCGGAATTATGGATATCACTTCTAGAGAAAATTTTGGTCTTGGTAGTTCTTTAAAGAAAAGAATTAGAAAACTTATACCTAATGAGGTAGCAAAAGTGGCAACAACCGTAGCACCTTTTGTGGCTCCTTTCAACCCTGCGGCCGCAGCCGTTATGGCAGGTGTTGGTGGTTTTGATCAAACAGGTAGTATTAGTGATTCACTAAAAGGTGCAGCTTTAACATACGGACTTGGCCAAGGTGCTAGATTTATAGGTGGTGCAGGATTTCAAGGTAATCCATTTACTGAAGGTGGAGCCTTTAGAGGTGGACTTGAAGGTATTAAGTCAGGTTTTAGTTCTCCACTTGGAACAGAAACTGGTTTAGGTAAAATTTTAAGTGAGAATGCTGCTGCAAAAGGTAAAGCTCTCAAAGCAGAGGGTGTGAAACCTGTAAAAGAATCTACGTTCTTAGAAGATGCAACACAAGAATTATTACCTGGTGATACAGTGGGGCCTTCAGAAATAATTAAAAATACAGAAGCAACTAATTTTTCAGATAAAATACTAGAGGGTGCTAAAAAATTTGGTAAGGCCATGTTTACAGACAGCGAGGGCAAGCTAGACAAAAATGCTCTTATTGCTGCAGCTTCCTTTGGTCTTACTTATATAGATGCTTTAAGAATTGCTAATGAAGCCGGAGAAGATCTTCCTAAAGAAGAATATGATGAGGCTGCAAAAGCAGAATATAAAGATAAATACGATAATTATTTAAGAAACTTTTATGGTGGTAAAGCAGACGGTGGGAGAATAGGGTTTGCAAAAGGATCAATAGATAATGAGTCTGAAGACATTAAAAAATTAAAAAAATTAATAAGTGGTGACATTATTGAAAACGAAAAACCAGACATGAGTGACATGGATGATCTAATGGCTGGCACAGGTATTAATTTTAGCAGACAAGAAAAGTCATATTTATTTAGAAGACTAGGTGGATCTGGTGGAGCAGACAGATCTTATACTATGCCAAATCTTTACAGAATATTAAGTAATCCAAGTAGATATCCTGAAGACGCTAGAATATTAAAAGAGATAGCTGTTATGGGATTAAATAAAAAAGACGGTGGTCGTATTGGTTTTGAAAGTGGTGCTAATAAACAAATGGCAATTGAAAATGCTATGTCTGAATTAAGAAAAAAATATCCAGAGCTAAGTGAAGAAAATTTATTTA